CTCTGGGACCAAGCCCTCGAGCACGTCCACTGATGGCAAAAGGCAGCCACACCACGAGAGGCGGGTGGGAACCGAAGACGTGTTCGACCTGCGGCAAGCCGATCGTCATCACCCGCCAGTCCTGCACCAACTACTTCGACGACACCACCAACACCGCCTACGCCTGGCACACAACCTGTCCCAGACCCGTCACACTGAACACGGGAGGTGCCCGATGAACTACCGCACCGTCACGATCGGCGAAATAGCGTTGGTCATCATCTCGTCGCGCTCGCCTACTTCAACGGCTTCGGCTAGATGAACGCCGAATGGAACTGGCAAAGACCAGCAATCACCGGCCCCTTCGCACAAGCCGGGAAAATGGGTGTCAACCACGACGACCCACGCCAAGCAACCATGCTCTACGTCCACCGCCTCGACGCCAACAACACCGACCGGTCCGGCAACCTGATGCGGCTCACACCCCAGAACGTCATCTACCTGCAGCAGAAGACCGCCGCCACGAGCTGGCACCGCTACCAGTCAACCGGCAGGCCCACTCTCACGGGTGACTGCTGGATCATCCCGGTCAAAACCCATGCGGGCAGCGAATCCGGCACCGAGCCGCCGAACGGGTCGCCGTTGCTGGTCACGATCCCCGGCAACATCTGACCCGCAAACCCGCATGGTTAAGCCAAAAACAGTATGTGTTTTTTGGTACGAACGCGGGCTGACCCCCGTTCCTCATCAGGAATTCCCCCCCTCTAGCTGATGCCGGCCAGGTCTGCCCTGACCACGACGGAGCGTGGCTATGGGCACGGGCATCAGACGATTCGTGCCCAGTTCCGCCGGCTGGTGTTGGCGGGCGGTGTGACGTGCGCCCGGTGTGGGGGTGTGATCCGTCCGTGGGAGCCGTGGGATTTGGGGCATGTCGACGGCGATCGTTCCCGGTACAGCGGGCCGGAGCATAGGGCGTGTAACCGGGCGACCGCGGGCCGTCGTTTGTTGTGGGAGCCGCCGGCGGCGGAGCTCGCGCCGGAGCCCGAAGGTGTGGACAGGTCGGATGCGGTGTGGCGGGTGCCGTGGCTGAAAGGCCTCAGGCGGGTGCCGAAGGACGCGACGTGGCCGAGGTTCATGACGGTGCCGCACCCTGACGCCGTCGGGTCGCTGGGCGCGGAGTTCATCGCCTGGGCCGAGAAACGCTCCGGGAGGCCGCTCCGCTGGTGGCAGAAGCTCGTCGCCACCCGGCTGCTCGAGGTGGACGCGAAGGGGCGGCTGGTGTGGGAGACGGTGATCCTGTCAACGGCTCGCCAGGTCGGGAAGTCGTGGGGGATGCGTGAGATCTGTCTGTGGCGGATCGAGCAAGGCTCGAGGTTTGGGGAGCCGCAGGACGTGATGCACACCGGCAAAGACCTGGCGATCTGCAAGGAGATCCAGCGGCCGGCCCGGTTGTGGGCGAAGGCCCGCCCGGAGATCTACAAGGTGCGTGAGGTGAACGGGCAGGAAGAGATCGAATACCTCGCCGACGGGTCGAGGTGGATGCTGAGGGCGAAGGAGGCGGTGTACGGATACGGGGTCTCTGTCGCGTTCGTCGACGAGGCGTGGAAAGTCAAGACCTCGTCGGTGGATGAGGGGTTGGTGCCGACGATGGCGGAACGGGTGCAGCCGCAGCTGTGGCTGGTGTCGACGGCGCACCGGTTGGCGACGACGCTGATGCTGCGGCGGCGTGAGGTGGCGTTGAAGCAGCTGCGGGCCGGCGTCGGCGATCTGCTGATCGAATGGTCGGCGCCCGGGTCGGCGGCGCTCGATGATCTCGAGGGGTGGCGGATGGCGTCGCCGCATTGGAACGACCGCCGCGAACGGCTGATCCGCCGGCAGCACGACGGGCTGCTCGCCGGCGAGATCGAAGACCCCGAAGAGCCCGACCCCGAACAGAGCTTCAGGGCGCAGTGGCTGAATCAGTGGCCCCGGCAGGTGGCGCAGGACGCCGCCAGCGAAGCCCTGCTCCCCGCCGGGCTGTGGGAAACCTTGGCCGATAGCGATTGCGTATCGACCGGCCCTGTGTACGTTGCTGTTGAGGACCATTTCGGCCGTGGCGCGGCGATCGCGGCCGCATGCCCGCTCGCCGACGGCCGGATCGAGGTCGACGGCTGGTCCTGCGAGGACTGGGATCAGGCCGTCGAGGATGTTCAGCAGCTCGCCGAGTACCGGCATGTTCGGCAGCTCCTCGTAGGGGCGTCGCTGCTGGACCGGGTGCCCCCGGGAACCGTCCCTCAGCCGGAGCCGGCCGGTTCCCGGGAAACCCGCACCGGGCTCGCGTTGTTCCGCGATCTCGCCGCGACAGCGTCGTTGACGCACAACTCGGACACGGCGGAGCTCGCCGACGCCGTCCGGACATGCCAAGTCAAAGAAGGTTTGGCCGGGCTCGCGTTGGCTGGCGGCGGGAAGCCGCATCTGGTGAAGGCGGCGGTGTGGGCTGTGCAGGCGGCACACAAACCGGCGCCGGTTCCGTCGATTCGCTAACGCCGACTTGCATTAGGCGTATGCTGCTAGGTGATGGCCCGGCTCTGGACCCGGGCGATCCGGCCGCCTGACCCGGAAATACCGAACGGGAACGACCCGGTGACTGCAGCACCCGGCACAGTCGGCCCCCCGAACGTCCATCCCGGCGACCCCGACGGCGTCGTCTTCGTCGACCCTGGTCCCGCCGGTCCTGGGTTGCCGACGATCCGGCCGTCGGCGTGGTCGGGGTGGCCCGCCGAGTGGCAGACGCCGAACTGGGGCGGACAGTTCGCCTCGCTGACCGACACGGCGTGGATGTGCATCGACCTCAACAGCTCGCTGCTCTCCACCATGCCGCCTTACCTCGTCGGGGCGGCGCCGTCGTTGTCGTCGGATTGGCTGAACAACCCGCAGCCCGAGACGTACGCGTCGTGGGAAGAGTTCATGAAACAGCTCGCGTGGGACTACCAGCTCGGCGAGGCGTTCGTGCTCGCCACTGCCCGTTATTCGACGGGGTTCCCGGCGCGATTCCACGTGGTGCCGCCCTGGCTCGTCAACGTCGAGATCACGGAGGGCGTCCGCACCTACCGCATCGGCGACAGCGACGTGACCGACGACATGCTGCACATCCGCTACCAATCCAACGTCTCCGACGGCCACGGCCACGGACCACTAGAAGCCGGACAAGGCCGCCTCGTCGCCGCCCAAGTTCTGTCCAGGTACGCGACCACGTTAGCGGCCGGCGGCGGCATCCCCTCCAGCGTGCTCGAGCACCCCGACGAGCTCTCCGCGGAGCAGTCGGAGTTGTTGAAGGCGCAGTGGGTGCAGGCCCGCATGTCGTCGATCGGCGAGCCCGCCGTCCTATCCGGCGGCGTGAAATGGACCGCCACCCAGCTCGACCCCGAAAAGATGGCGCTCCTCGATCTGTCGCAATGGAACGAATCCCGGATCGCGCTCATGCTGGGCGTGCCGCCGTTCCTCGTCGGCCTCCCCAGCGGTGGCGACTCGATGACGTACTCGAACGTCACGAGCCTGTTCTCGTACCACTGGCGGGCCTACCTGCGGCCCAGGGCGCAGACGGTGATGTCCGCTTTGTCGGGGTGGCTGCTGCCGCGTGGGACCCGGATCGAGGTCAACCGTGACGCCTACATCGAGCCCGAACCGCTGCAACGCGCACAGACCGCGCAGATCCTCAACGGCATCGTCGACCCGGTCACCGGCCAGCAGGCGTTGACGGTCGCCGAGATCCGCGACACCGAACGGATCGACGACTCGACCCCCGAACCGCTATCGGCAGGAGTGCTGAAATGATCGAGAGTCATCCCCCGATCGAATACCGCGGCAAAAACGAGGGTGTCCAGGTCACCGGGGTGTCGTTCCCGAAACGCACCATCGAGCTCGTCGTGATGCCCTACGAAACCGAAACCGTCGTCCCCTACCGCAACCGGATGGTCCGCGAAACCGTCGCCCGCGGCGCCTTCGACGGAATCGAGAACCGCCCCTCCAAGGTCTGCGTGAACCGTGACCACGACACCACCCGGCTGTGCGGGAAAGCCGTCTCGTTCCGGCCCAGCCGCGACGAAGGCCTCGTCGCCGAAGTACGCATGTCACGCACAGATTTGGGCACCGAAACCCTCGAGCTGGCAGCCGACGGCATCCTCGGCGCCTCCGCCGGCTTCTGGCCCTGGGTGTACGACGACGGCCGGTTGGGTGAGGAGTGGCCGCAACGCGACCTGCGCCGCCTGACGAAAATCTCCTTGGATCACATCGCGATGACACCCACCCCCGCCTACGCCGACGCCGTCGTCCTCGACGTCCGCGAAGCAGGCACGGTGGCGGTCGCGACACCCAACCTGGACACCGTCAAGGGTTGGCGTCTGGCCGACGAGGCCGGTAAGCTGTTTCCTGTTCGCTGAACTGCCGGATGTAGAGCCGCTGGGTCGGGCCATCCGAGGTGAGGGACGCGACGCTCGAGCGACACCGCTTTTGTCTGCTTGCGTCGAAAGGAGTCCCACCCGTGCGTCCCACAGACCAGATGCTCGCCAGGATCGGCGGCGAGATCGAAGAGAAGCAGGCGTTCATCGACCGGATCGTCGAGACCGCCGAGAAGGAATCGCGTGACCTGACATCGCAGGAGATGGAGATGGTCACGAGGTCGCGTGACCGCCTGTCGGAGTTGAACGAGCAGGCCGGCCCGATGCAGGAAGCCGCCCAGATCGCCTTGCAGTCGCGGCAGCGGATC